GTATGACGCCACCAACAGCGCCCGGGAGCGCGGCGAACAGCTCCAAGCCCCCGCCGATGGCTACCGCCGCGACGCTGCCTGGGCGATCAGCGAGATCGAAGGGCGGCCACACAGCACGGTCGAGCTGATATGACCTTCGCTCCATCCACCACCGTGCGCGCCCAACAGCACGACACCCTGGATGCCATTTGCTACCGCGTCTACGGCACCACCCGAGGCGTCACCGAGCAGGTGCTAGCCGCCAACCACGGGCTGGCAGAACAGGGGCCGGTGTTGCCCCACGGCACGCCGGTCAACCTGCCTGCCCTTCCCCAGGCCACCCAACGCGCCCCCACGGTGAACCTGTGGGATTAACGTTCTAAACCGCCGAGGCCCGAATGAGCCACCACTTTGAAATCACCACCGAAAGCGCCAAGGCCGCGCCCCCGGCCATCGTCTCGCTGCTACACGTGGGCGGTATGACACCCGCCGATTGGGTCACGCTGCTAACGCTGCTCTACCTGGCGCTACAAATCGGGCTGCTGATTCCCCGCCACCTCACCCGCTTACGTGACTATTGGGAGAACCGCCGTGGGTCTTAAAACCAAACTCGGCGTCAGCCTGGCCGCCGGGGCCATCAGTATCGCCACCGCCGTCGTCTCCTACTACGAAGGCTACAAGCCCAGTGCCTACCGCGACCCCGTCGGCATCCCCACCATCTGCTATGGCCACACCGCCACAGCACGCATGGGGCAAACCCTCAGCCAGGCCGAATGCACCGCCCTGCTGCAGCAGGATCTCGGCCACGCCTTCGCCGTGGTGGATCGCCGCGCCCAGGTCGCGCTTCCCGAACCCACCCGCGCTGCGCTGGCCTCGTTCGTTTACAACGTGGGGGAAGGCAACTTCGCCCGCTCCACCCTGCTGCGCAAACTCAACCAAGGCGACCTGCGCGGTGCCTGCCACGAGCTCAGCCGCTGGGTCTACGCCGGTGGCCGCAAGCTGAACGGCCTAGTCAGCCGTCGCGCTACCGAGCGGGAACTGTGCCTGGCAGGCTTAGCACAGGAGACCATCCCATGACCCGCCTACTCGCCGCCCTCGCCATCCTGGTGCTTGTGCTGCTGGTCACCTGGGCGCTGTGGCAGCGCACCCACGCCGCCGAAGCCCGCGCCGAACTGGCCGAACAGCAGCTCGCCCAATCACAGCAGCGGGAAGCAGAAAGCAAAGTGGTCATCGATGCGCTGTGGGAAAACGCCATGCGCCTAGAGAGCCAGCGCCGCGCCCTCGCTCAGCAGCAGGCCACACTCACCCGCACAGCGGCCAACCGCCTGGCCACCATTGAGGAGCTACACCGTGAAAATGCAGAACTTCGCGCTTGGGCTGGCTCTCGCCTGCCTGATGCTGTTATCCGGATGCGCCGCCGCCCCGCCGTCACCGGTGCCGACGCTTATCATCAATCAGTGCGCGACCCCCAGCCCCTGCACGCTCCCCGCGAGTAACCCCGAAACCAACGGCGAACTCGACCTGCAGCTAGAACGCACCGAAGCCGCCTGGGCACAGTGCGCCGCCGAGGTCGATGCCGTCATCGCCTGCCAAGAGGCCAACCATGCAGAAGCTCCACCTGCTACGCGCACACCTGATTAACGCGGTGCCCGCCCTGGCGAAAGACCCCGAACGGCTTCTCACCTTCGTGGAAGAAGGCAGCATCGCCTTTCGCCGTGGCCCCAACCTCACCCACGAATACCAGTTCACCGCCCAGCTCGTGCTCACCGACTTCACCGCGAACCTGGACACCATCATCGTGCCGCTGCTGCAGTGGCTGGCCGAATACCAGCCCGACGCCGACCCCGCTGAAGCCATTCGCTTCGAGGCCGAGATTCTCAGCCACCAATCGGTGGATGTTGCCCTGCGAGTAACCCTCAGCGAACGGGTGCTCGCCAAGGTGGAATGCGCGACTGGGCACATCAAGGTCGACCGCGCCCTGCCCCGGTTTGAAAGCACCGGCTGCCCGGATACCCGCTGGCAGCTATTGATCCGCGACAGCGAAGCCCAGGCGGAGTACACCCTGGTAGCCGAATGGGACGGCCCGCATGGCGGATAACATGGAAGCACTAGAGGAGTGGGTCGGCCCGCTGCTCGCCAAGCTGGACGACCAACAGCGCCGCGCCCTAGCCCGCAACGTGGCGCGGGATCTTCGCCGCCGCCAGCGCGAACGCATCCGCGCCCAAACCAATCCGGATGGCACGCCCTACGCCCCGCGTAAGGAACAGCGCTTGCGCGCCAAGCAAGGCAGCATCAAACGCCGTGCCATGTTCAGCAAACTCTCCACCGCCAAATGGCTCAAGGCCACCGCCCAAGGCGACACCGCCGTGGTGGGCTTCTTCGGCAGCGTCGCCCGCATCGCCGCTACCCACCAGCGCGGCCTCAAAGACCGCGTCACCCGCGACGGCCCCCGCGTGGAGTACGCCCAGCGGGAGCTGCTGGGTTTCACCGCGTTGGATCAAGAGCACATTATGGATTCTGTGCTGAAGCATCTCAGCCCCGGCTAAGCGGCTCGGTGTAAACCGCCCCATTCACACCCGCCGCCGCTTCGCCTTCGCCAAACGCCGCCGCAGGATAGCGGCTATGAACAACGTCTCGAACATCGCGGAACTCCTCCGCCTGCTGCACAACCTGATCCGCCTCGGCACCATCGCCGAGGTGGACCACCGCGCTGCTCGCGTGCGCGTCAAAACCGGCGAGCTGCTCACCGACTGGCTGCCTTGGCTGGAAGGCCGCGCCGGCACCACGCGGGATTGGGACCCGCCCACGAAAGGCGAGCAAGTCATCCTGTTTTCACCCGGCGGCGACCCCGCCGCTGGGGTAGTGCTGTGCGGGCTGTGCTCAAACGCGCATCCCGCCCCGGCGGAGGTTGCCACGCTGTGGCGCAGGCTCTTCCCCGATGAAGGGCTATTTGAGTACGACCACGCTAACAGTGTGCTGCGCATCCGCCTGCCCGGTGCCATCGAAATCAGCGCCCCCGGGGGCACCACCTGGCAAGGCAACATCCAGCACACCGGCGAACTCAACCGAGAAGGCGGCTACCAGCAGCAAGGCGGCGGCCTCACCCACAACGGCAAAAACGTGGGGCACGACCACGCCCATAGCGGCATTCAGCCCGGCCCCGCCAACACCCAGGGGCCAGTGTAATGGCAGGCATGAACGCACACACCGGCCGCCAGTTGGATTCGCTGGCCCATATCCAGCAATCGGTGGCGGATATTCTCACCACGCCCATCGGCTCCCGCGTGATGCGCCGGGAGTACGGCTCGCTGCTGCCAGAACTCATCGACCAGCCTTTGAATGGCCCCACCGCCCTGCGCGCTTACGCCGCCACGGTGGTGGCGCTAATGAAGTGGGAACCGCGCATTCGCGTGCAGCAAGTCACCCGGCAGGTTTCCACCCAGCGCCCTGGCCGGTTCGATCTGATCATCACCGCTCAACGCGTGGATAACGGGGAACGCGTCAGCCTAGCGGTACCGCTCAGGGGGAACCCATGAACAGCCCCATCGACCTCTCCCAACTCCCCGCACCCAACGTCATCGAGCCGCTGGACTATGAAACCCTGCTGGCCGAGCGCAAGGCGCGGCTTATCGCACTGCACCCCGAAGAGGAGCGGGAAGCCGTGACCGAGCTGCTCGCGCTGGAATCCGAACCGCTGGTCAAGCTGCTGCAAGAGAACGCCTACCGCGAGCTACTACTCCGCCAACGCATCAACGAAGCCGCCCGCGCCGTGATGCTCGCCTATGCCCGCGATGCCGACCTCGAACAGATCGGGGCCAACTACAGCGTGGCACGCCTGGAGGATGAAACCGATCCCAACTACCGCCGCCGCATCCAGCTATCCCCGGAAGGCTACAGCACCGCAGGCCCCGCCGAAGGCTACCGCTTTCACGCCCTCGGTGCCGATCCCAACGTCAAAGACGCCAGTATCACCAGCCCCGCCCCCGGCGAGGTGATGATCACCGTGCTGGCCCGCTCCGGTAACGGCACCGCAGGCCCCACCCTGCTAACCAGCGTGCTGAATACCGTGGGTGCCGACGATGTGCGCCCGCTTACCGACCGCGTCAATGTGCAGAGCGCACTCATCAACGCCTACACCGTCGAAGCCCGGCTGGTGATTGACGAAGGCCCCGATGCAGGCGTGGTGCAGGATGCCGCCGTCGATGAAACCGAACGCCTTGTCGCTGAACGGCACGCCCTCGGCCGGGATGTCCCCCTCTCTGCCCTGTATGCCGCGCTGCATCGCCCCGGCGTGCAAGCCGTAGAGCTACTGCGCCCCACGGCTGACATCCATTGCGACAAGCAACACGCCCCCTTTTGCACGGGCATCAGCGTAACCGTCTCGCGAGGTGACTCATGAGCGCCGGAAGCTTCGACCTAACCATCGAGCAATACACCACCTTCACGTTGGACCTCACCATTACTGAAGGCGAAGGGGATAACGTCACCCCCATGGATCTCACCCCCTACACCCCGCGCCTACAGGTGCGTGAGAGTGCCACCGCCCGCGAGATCCTATTGGCCTGCAACCCCGAAAACGGCCGCATCCTGGTCGACCAACCCACCAGTGGGGTGATTCAAATCACCCTCACCGCCGAAGAGACCAGCCACCTAAGTTGGAGCGAAGGGGTTTATGACCTGCTACTGGTTGGCCCCGACACCCACCGCCTGCTAGAAGGCAGCGTCACCGTGCGCCCGGGGGTCACGCGATGAGCATCAACGTCAATGTCACCGCCCCCGTGCGTACCATTGCCGTTGCCCAACACATCGGCACTGTCACCATTAGCACGGCCAATATCCGTGTGCCCAGCTCCCTGGTGGCCACCGTGGCCGTCGGCATGCGTGGTCTACCCGGCCACGGCGTGCCCAAGGGCGGTGCCGCCCGCGCGGTTATGATGAAGGTGAACGGTGACGACTACGCCACCGATTGGGCCTATGTCACCTGGGAAGATCTGCTCAACAAACCCGCCACGGCCACCCGCTGGCCCACCTTTGCGGAAGTGACCGACAAGCCCGACGCCTACCCCGCCGAAGCCCACGACCACGACGGCCGCTACTACACCCAGCAGCAGCTCGACACCCTGCTAAGTGGCAAACTCAACGTCACCGCCAAGGCCGTGGATGCCGACAAACTGGACGGCAAACAGCTCGCCACGCTGGAAGGCGAGTACCAAGCCGCCGCCGATCAAGCCGAGCAAAACGCCAAAGCTCATGCCGACACTCTGGCGGCGCCCAAACTCAATGCCAGCGCTTATACGGCGGCCGATGTACTGGCCAAGCTGCTCACCGTGGCCGGGCATGGCTCAGGGCTGGATGCCGACACGCTGGACGGCAAACAGCTCGCCACCATCGAAGCCGAGTACCGAGCGTTCACCAACGCCGCCGTGGCTGCCCTGGTCGGTTCATCGCCGGAAACCCTCGACACCCTCAACGAACTGGCAGCCGCGCTCGGCAACGACCCCGACTTCGCCACCACGGTCAGCCAACAGATCGGCACCAAGCTCAACGCCAACACCTACACCGCCGCCGATGTGCTCGCCAAGCTGCTCACGGTGCACGGTGAAGGGTCAGGACTCAACGCCGATAAGCTGGATGGCCTACATGCCGCCGCCTTTGCCCTAGCAGTGCATGGCCACACCTGGGCAGAAGTCAGCGGCAAACCTGCCACGGCTACCCGCTGGCCCAGCTTTGGCGAGGTCACCGGCAAGCCCAGCGCCTACCCCGCCGAAGCCCACGACCACGACGGCCGCTACTACACCCAGCAGCAGCTCGACACCCTGTTAAGCGGCAAACTTAACGCCGCCGCTTACACCGCGGCTGATTTACTGACCAAACTGCTCACCGTCGATGGGGCAGGATCAGGGCTTGATGCTGACAAGCTTGATGGTCAAGAAAGTGAGTACTACCGCAATGCCGGAAACCTAACGACCGGCACCCTCTTGGATGCACGCTTACCTTCATCGCAAACGGGTAAAACGTTCACCTCCCCCATCAAGGTGGTGGGGAACTTCAATATCAATGGTGATGGTCCTGGTGAACAGCAGGACGGTCTTTACATAGCTGACTTGGGCGGCACTCAAGGTGCAACGCTCAACCCCACCTATACGGCGGCGCTGGTCTGGCAAATCAGTGCTTCTCGTTCCAATGCTATTGCCATTGATTCCAATGGGTATCTATGGGGCTTTAGAAGCCACAGCAACCCAGGTACCTACACGTTTTCATCCAAGATAAAAGAAGCCGATAACGCCGACACGCTGGACGGTAAACAGCTCGCCACCATCGAAGCCGAATACCGAGCGTTCGCCAATGCCGCCGTGGCCGCGCTGGTGGATTCGTCACCCACCACCCTCGACACCCTTAATGAGCTCGCTGCAGCGCTGGGTAACGACCCCAACTTTGCCACCACGGTAAGCCAACAGATTGGTACTAAGCTGAACGCCAGCGCCTACACCGCCGCCGATGTGCTCGCCAAGCTGCTCAGCGTGGATGGCACTGGTTCAAACCTGGATGCCGACCGCCTGGATGGCCGCCATGCCAGCCAATTCCAGTGGGCCAAAGTCACCGATGATGCAGGGCGTGGCCGCCACCCGGGGGTAGACTGGAATGCTCCAACCACGTCAGGGTTCTATGACGGCTCCAATCTGAATCACGCCACGCCCTTCAAAACCCACACCTGGCAATACGTGATTCAGGCGTCGCACCGCAACGGTGACAACTACCAGTTCCAGCTCGCTGCCGACTTTGATAGCGGCGGCAACCTCAGCGCACGGGTCAAAAAAGCAGGGAACTGGGATACCTGGCACAAAATCTGGACCGACAAAGACTTCGACCCCAACCAGTTCGCCACCAAAATCGAATCCGTCACCATCCCCACGCTCAGCTGGCCGGGCAACAAAATCTACGTCGGCCAGAGCGTCGAGATCCGCATCACCAACTACGACAGCGACACCCCCTACAGCGTCACCGCCACTGCGGGCAGCATCAGCCGGTCAGGCGACCGCATCCTGTTCGTCGCGCCGGGCAGCGAGCAAACCGTCACGCTCACCGTCGGCAACCGGGCCATCAGCATTCCTATTGAAAGCGGCGTTGTCACACCCCGCATTACCGCCCCTCAAAGCGGTGATGCCCGCGTGCCCACCTCGCTAACCGTTGCCACCACCGCGTTCGAGGCCTACGGATGAACAGCCTATTGCCGCCCAACACTACCGCCGTTGAACGCACGCTGGAACAAGTCACCACCAGCATTGGCGACCTACCCGCACCGCTACGCGATATCTGGAACCCGGCAACCTGCCCCGAGCACCTGCTGCCCTGGCTCGCCTGGGCGTTTAGCGTCGACCGCTGGGAAGAAGCATGGAGCGTGGAACAGAAGCGCCAAATTATCGCCACGGCGGTGGCCATCCACCGGCGCAAAGGCACGCCCGCCGCCGTGCGCGAAGTGATCGAGCTGATCTTCGGCGGCGGTGAAATTCTCGAAGCGTGGCAGTTCGGCGGCCAACCCTACACCTTCAAGATCGCCACCACCGGGCAACTGGCCAGCGATGCGGATTACCAGCGCCTCATCCGCATGGTCGACGACACCAAGCCCGCCCGTGCATGGCTCGCTGCGCTGCAGGTCAAGCGCTCGGCCACCCTGGCGTTCACCCTGGGCACCTATACCCACACCGGCATCAACATGGCCATCCGCTCGCGGCTCGATCCACGCCCAGCGGCCACAACGGTCACGCTCGGCGTGGCCTGGCACCGGGCCAACACCATCACGGTGCACCCCGCACGGGTCGCGCTGACCCCAGCGGCCACCGCGTTACATACCGCCGCGGCGGCGCTTATTGCCACCACCATCACCATCCAACCGAGGGCCTAGCTATGGCGAATTTCCCTGGGCTGATCCTAACCGCCGATGGCCGCAACCTGCAGGCCAAGGCACAGATCGGGCAGCCCCTGCAGTTTCTACGTGTCGCGTTGGGGGACGGCAGCGCCCCAAGCGCGCCTGAATCCCTCACCGCCCTGGTCAACGAACGCCAGAGCCTCTCGATTCACTCCTTCGAGCTGCTGGGCGACGGTACCAGTAAGCTCCGGGCCATCATGACCAACCAAGGGGTATCAGTCGGCTTCTTCGTGCGCGAAATTGGCGTCTACGCCCGCGACCCCGACACCCAGCAGGAACGGCTCTACTCCTACAGCAACAGCGCCGAGCAAAGCGATTTTCTCCCCGCCGAAGGCGGCGCCACGCTGGTGGAACAGATCTTCGATCTGGTCACCGTGATCGGCAGCGCACAGAACGTCACTGCGGTGATCGACGACTACATCACCATTGCCACCAAGGCCGATATCGAAGAGATCCGGCCCTACATCCTGCCCACCGGTGGTAATGCCGGAAATTGGCTGCGCAAAAACTCCAATGCCGAAGGCGACGCCGCTTGGGCCGACCCAGCCGAGGGCATGCACCTTCGCGTTCATTCCGTCACGGAAACCCGACAAGCCGTGGGCGAGCAGGATGTGTTCAATCTGCAAAAAACCATCACCCGTGGCCTGGCCATCTACGTCAACGGCAAGCGCTTAACCCATCAACAGTGGAGCGCGCTCAACACCACCCAGGTGAAGCTCGCCACCCCGGTCACAGGCGGCACCACGGTCGAGTTCGTCAACAATGAAGAAGTGGGTACGGTCACGCTCTCCCGCGTCTCACTCGATGGCCCGAGCCTCGTCTACCCCGGCAGCAGCAATAGCTACACCATCACCGACTTTGACGCCTTCAGCGATTACACCGTGGCCACCGATGTGGGCGATGCCAGCCGCAGCGGCAACACTATAACGTTAGAGATCCCCGCCGGGGCCGCCGAGGCGTCGCTGTTTCTCACCGTCGGCCGCAACGGTGGCGAAAACACCTTCGCCATCGCCGTGGGCGCGCAATCCATCGCCCGCCCGGCGGTGCTCAATCCCACCGGCGGTGCTATGGCGGTCAGCACACAGCCCACCGCCACCACGTCCACCTTTCAGACCTACCCGAGAAACATGGACACACACCAAAGCACCGATTGGCAGATCGCCACCGACAGCAGCTTCAACAACATCGTTAAGCAATCGCTAGGCGATACGGAAAGCCTGGAAAGCTGGGACGTCACCGACCTCCCCCGCGACACCACCCTCTACCTGCGCGCCCGCCACCACGGGGCCACGCTGGGGGCCTCCGAGTGGTCAACACCCATTACGTTCAAAACCGTTAATGAGTACATCAACACACCGGCGATCACCGCCCCGGTGAACGGGGCCAGCGATATTCCAGAATCACCGGTCATTGAGGCTAGCGCCTTCGCCACCACGCCCAGCGGTGTAGATACCCATCTTGCCACCAACTGGCAGATCAAAACCGCCGACGGGCTGCTGGTCTGGTCATCGCTGAACGATGCCCAAAACAAAACCAGCGTCATTATTCCCGCCGGTATCCTGGAGGAATCGACCACTTACACCGTTGAAGCGCAATATCAAGGGCATGACCTCGCCATAAGTGCTTGGGGGCGGGCTTCATTTACCACCGGTGCGCAATTTATTCCAACCAACGATCAGGCAGGGGTGCCTTTCGGCGGCGGTTACTTTGCCAGCCGTATGATTGATGAAGTCGGCGCACCTTATGCACTAATCACCGCGCCCAAAGCCGAGGGCGAGGGTTCCGGACAGTGGCAGCAAGGCAGGGATTGGTGCGCAGCGTTGACGATTGGCGGATTCAGCGACTGGCAGCTGGCAACCTTGGATGAACGCATTGCCGAATATCGTGCATTCAAGCCAACCACTCAGGAAAACAACACAAATTCCGGTGATAGCTCACTGATAGACCCGCCGACCAGCAACTACGCAGCAGGCAGCCCAAGCCAGACGGCCGTAGATGCATTCAAGGATGGCGGTTCGGAAGCCTTCTCTGGCAGTTACTGGACGGCCACGGAGAACGGCAGCAGCGGCGCTTGGTGCGTGAACTTCCCCAATGGAAGCGAACCTGGGTACTCGAAGACGTACATCAACTCCGTGCGCGCTGTCCGCCGCCATTACATCTAACCGAGAGGTGATCCATGAAACCGATTGAATTTGTAAAAGTGGATGCCCGCGACGGTCGTCCCGCCACCGAATACCCGACCCGCCACGGCCCTGCCGACCCGGTCGAGAACATCACCATCTTATGGTGGGAAGGCAACAACCCCGCCCACTACTTCGGCCTAGTGGCCAATGATCGTAAAACCGACGTGCCCGGCGTCCTGCGAGAGATCAGCGACACCGACTGGGCCAAGCTCATCGAGCAGCGCCGCGCCGTGCGACTGCAAGAACTGGCCGAACACCGCTGGCGAATCGAAACCGGCGGCGTCACGCTGCCCGACGGCTCCCGCATCCTCACCGACCGCGAAAGCCAGGCGCAGCTCACCAGCGCCTACCAATCGCTCAGCATGCCGTTCGTAGAATCGATTGATTGGAAAGCCGCCGAAGGCTGGGTCACCGTCACCGAAACCGAACTACGCCCCATCGCCCAGGCGGTAGCGCAGCATGTACAGGCGTGCTTTACAGCGGAACGGCAGGTCAGTGATCAGATTGCAGCGGCGGAAGGAGCAGAGGCGTTGCACGCGATTAATATTCGTCAGGCGTTTGAAGAAGCGTTGAGCGGCGCTTAAAAATGCTTAACAGCCAACAGCCCGCCTCGGCGGGCTTTTTTGTGCCCGCTCCCGCCCCATCATGTAAACCACCCCACTTACACCCACCACCGCTACCACCCTCCCCCCAGCCCCCGCACGATACCTGCGTGAATTCACCCTTTTCGTTACTCGAACAGTGAACCTGCGCAGGAGCCACCATGGCACTCGATCAATACCACCACGGCGTGCGCGTTGCGGAAGTCAATGACGGCACGCGAACCATCCGCACCGTCTCCACCGCCGTCATCGGAGTGGTTTGCACCGCCTCAGATGCGGATGCCACCACCTTCCCTCTCAACCAGCCCGCGCTGGTGACCAATGTGGATACCGCCATTGGCAAAGCGGGCACCCAAGGCACGCTGAAAGATACCCTCACCGGCATTGGCCAGCAGGCCAAGCCCATCATTGTGGTGGTGCGGGTAGAAGAAGGCATAGACGACGAAACCACCACCGCCAACGTGATTGGCACCACCACCGAGCTAGGCCAGCGCACCGGGCTACAGGCACTGCTCACCGCTAAGCAGAAGCTGGGCGTCACGCCGCGCATTATTGGTGTGCCTTATTTGGATACCCAACCGGTGGCCACCGCGATGGTCTCGGTGCTGCAGCAGCTGCGCGCCTTCGGCTACGTGTACGCCCACGGCTGCGAGACCCTCACCGACGTGCTGGCCTACCGCGATGAGTTTGGTGCCCGCGAGCTGATGGTGATCTGGCCCCAATGGCAAGCGTTCGATACCGACGATGCCCAAATTCGCGATATCAGCCCCGTGGCCATCGCCCTGGGCCTGCGCGCCAAGCTCGACCAAACCGTGGGCTGGCACAAAACCCTGAGTAACGTCGCGGTGAACGGCATCACCGGCATCAGCAAAGACGTGTTCTGGGATCTGCAAAGCCCCAACACCGATGCCGGGCTGCTCAACGCTGCCGATGTCACCACGCTAGTGAACCAGAACGGCTACCGCTTCTGGGGTTCGCGTACCTGCGCCGGGCCAGAAAGCCTCTTCCCCTTCGAGAACTACACCCGCACCGCCCAGATCCTCGCCGACACCGTGGCCGAAGCGCACCTCTGGGCGGTGGATCTGCCTCTGCACGCTTCCCTGGCGCGAGACATCATCGAAGGCCTGAACGCCAAGTTCCGCGAGCTGAAAACCCTGGGGCTGATTGTCGATGGCAGCGCTTGGCTAAACGAGGAGCTCAACACCCAGACCTCCCTCAAGGGCGGCAAGCTGCGCATCGACTACGACTACACGCCGGTACCGCCGCTGGAAGACCTCGGTTTCCAGCAGCGCATCACCGACTCCTACCTGGCCGACTTCGCCGAGCGCGTCGCGGCCACCGCCTGATTGGATTAGCGAGAGACCCCCATGGCACTCCCCAAAAAGCTTAAAGACCTCAACCTGTTCAGCAACGGCGAAAGCTGGCAGGGCATCGTCCAGTCGATCACCTTGCCCACCCTCACCCGCAAGATCGAAGAGTGGCGCGGCGGCGGCATGGATGGCGCGGTGGGTATCGATATGGGCCAAGACGGCCTGCTCACCGTGCAGTGGACGGTAGGCGGGCTGGTGGAAAGCCTGTTCGACAACTTCGGCACCGCCCGCATTGATGCCGACATGCTGCGCATGACCGGCAGCTACGAACGCGACGACATCGACGACGCCTCCTCGGTCGAGGTGGTCATGCGCGGCCGCCACACCGAGATCGATATGGGCGATGCCCAAACCGGCGAGAACACCGAGCACCAGGTCACCAGCACGCTCAGCTACTACAAGCTCACCATCGACGGTACCGAGAAAATCGAGATCGACCTGGTGAACGGCGTGTTCAAGGTCAACGGCGTTGACCGCCTCGCGGGTCGCCGCCAGCGCCTGGGTATTTAACACAGGCATCTAAGCCCGCCCCTTTTTCCCTTAACCCAACACAAGGAACACTCTCATGACCAAAGCTGCCGTCACCCAAGCCATCGCTGCGACTATCACCCTGGATACCCCGCTCACCCGGGGCGAAACCGAAATCACCGAGCTGCGCCTGCGCAAGCCCACCTCCGGCGAGCTGCGCGGCGTCTCGCTGGCCGATGTGCTGCAGATGCAAACCGACGCGCTGATCACCCTGATCCCGCGCCTCTCCAACCCCTCGCTCACCGCCACCGAGGTGCGCCAGATGGACCCGGCGGATCTCGTGCAGTGCGGCGGTGAAATCGCCGGTTTTTTGCTGACGAAGCGGGCCAAGGGCGAGAGCGAATAAACCTCCCCAACCAGGTAGAAGACGCGATGGCGGATCTCGCCATCGTCTTCCACTGGACCCCGCAAGACTGCGCCGCCTTCACCCTGCGCGAACTCATGGCCTGGCGAGAACGGGCGCGCAAACGCAGCACCACCACAGACACCAGGAGCCAGCGTGGCCGGTAACAACCTCAAGCTGCAGGTCATTTTAAATGCCGTGGATAGGGCCACCCGCCCGCTGCGGGCCATCGACCGTGCCAGCCAGGCCGCGTCTCAGGCCATGCGTGAAAACCGCGACCGCTTAAAGCAGCTGCAGGCCACGCAGAAGAACGTCAGCTCCTTTCGTACCCTCACCCGGCAATCCACGGAGACCGCTACCGCCCTGCGGGAACAGCAAGAGCGCATCCGCCGCCTCTCGCAGCAAATGCACACCCACCAGGGCGACACCGCTGCCCTGCGCGCCGAGCGGCAAAAGGCCATTACCCAAGCGCGCAGGCTCAGCCAGCGGGTGGATGAAGAACGCCAGAAGCTCCAGCGGCTGCGCAGCACCCTGAACGAAAACGGCGTCAGCACCGCCCACCTCTCCCGCGATCAACGCCGGCTAGCCAGCGAGATCCAGCAGGCCAATACCGCCGTGGAAGAGCAGCGGCAGCGGCTCAAACGGCTGGCCGAACAGCAGCGCAACGCCGCCCAAGCGCGTGGCCGCTACGACCGCGCCATGAGCCTGCGCAGCAGCATGGCCGGTACCGGCGCGGGCATGGTGGCCAGCGGCGGTGCCGCGCTGTACGCCGGTGCGCGGCTGCTGGCTCCTGGTGTTGAATACGGGGAGTCGATGTCGCGGGTGCAGGCACTCACCCGCCTGGAGGGAGACGACGAACGCCTGGCAGCGCTTCGCCAGCAAGCCCGGGAACTAGGGGCCACCACCGCGTTTAGCGCCGGGCAATCCGCCGATGCCCAAGGCTACCTGGCCATGGCCGGTTTCGACCCCGCCGCCATTCAAGCGGCCATGCCGGATATGCTCAACCTGGCACTGGCCAACCAAACGGATCTCGCCCGCACGGCGGATATCTCCTCCAACATCCTCTCCGGCTTCGGGTTAGACCCCGCCGAGATGGGCCGCGTGGGCGATGTGCTCACCGCCACCACTACGCGGGCCAACGTTGACCTGGAGATGCTGGGCGAGTCGATGAAGTACGTCGCCCCGCAAGCGCGGGCGATGAATATGTCGCTGGAACAATCCGCCGCCATGGCCGGGCTGTTGGGCAATGTAGGTATTCAAGGCAGCCAGGCAGGCACCACCCTGCGCGCCATGGTCACCCGCTTGGCCGCCCCCACCGGAGCCGCCGCCGGTGCGCTGGCCGACCTCGGCGTGAACGCCAAAGACGCCGAAGGCAACCTGCGCGACATCCCCCGCATTCTCACTGATGTAGCGAGAGCCACCGAAGCAATGGGCAACGCCGACCGCGCCGCCTACCTAAAAGACATCTTCGGCGAAGAACCCGGCGCTGGCATGGCAGAACTGATCGCCCAGCAAGGCAGCGAAGGCATCGAGGCGTTTGTCGAGATCCTCGCCAACGCCGCCGGCGAAAACGCCCGGGTGGCGAAAACCATGGCCGACAACATCGGCGGCGACCTGAAATCGCTCAAATCGGCCTGGGATGAAGTGGGTATCTCGATCACCGAGACCAACAACGGCGCGCTGCGCGGCCTGATTCAGAACGTCACCGCCATCACTCGCGGCATCGGCCGCTGGATCAACGAAAACCCCAAGCTGGCAGGCACCCTCGCCAAAGCTGCCGCCCTGGTGGCGGTGCTGGTGGCAGCGGGCGGCGCGCTTACGCTAATGCTCGCCTCCATCCTCGGCCCCTTCGCCATGGTGCGCTTTGGCATGGCGATGCTTGGCCCGCAGGCGCTCATGGTGGGTAAAGCGCTTACCTGGTTAGGCGGAGTGATTCGCGCCGTGGGTATGCTGGCGGTGGCTAACCCCATTGGCGCAGCGGTGGCCGCCATTGCCGCTGCGGCGTACCTCATCTACCGCTACTGGGAACCCATCAAAGCCTTCTTCCAAGGCCTATGGCAGCAGGTAAAAACCGCGTTCGGTGATGGGCTAGGGGCCGTCGCGCAGTTGCTGATGAACTGGTCACCGTTAGGGCTGCTGTACCGGGGCATCACCACCGCGCTTTCCGCGCTGGGCGTCGAGATCCCCGAACAATTCCGCTCGCTGGGCAGCGCCATTGTGGATGGCCTGATGAGCGGGCTAACCGGCAAACTCGCCGACCTACGCGACCGCGTGGTGGGCATGGCAGGCAACGTGCGTAGCTGGTTTGCCGACGTGCTGGATATCAACAGCCCCTCCCGCGTGTTCACCCAGCTAGGCGGCTACACGGTAGACGGCCTAAACCAAGGGCTGGATGCCCAGCGGGACGAGCCCGCTAGGCGCATTCAAGAGATCGCCCGGCGCGTAAGCCGCGCCGGTGCCGGGCTGGCAATCGGGGCAGCCGCCCTGCCCGCCGTGGCGATGCCCAGCATCGAGCAGCAGGCCCCCATCCAGTTCGATAACCGGCCGCCGCTCACGGCGCAAAGCACCCAGGCCAGCGGCTTCTCTATGGGCGATATCAACATCAACGTCACGCCCGCCCCCGGCATGAACGAACAGCAGCTCGCCCAGTACGTGGCGCAGGAAGTACAGCGCGCCCTCACCAACGCCCAGCGCGACGCCCAGGCGCGGCAGCGTTCGTCACTGCGCGACCTCGACTAACCGGAGAACTGATCATGTTAATGGCGTTAGGCATGTTTGTATTTGAGACCCGTAGCGTGCCCTATCAGGAATTAAAGCGCATCACCGAATGGCGGCACCCCAGCCAATCCCGCGTGGGGCAGCGGCCTGCCTACCAGTTCGCAGGCCCAGGGGCGGATACCATCACCCTAAGCGGCACCTTGCTGCCTACCTTCACCGGCGGCCGTTTTAGTCTGGATGAGATCCGTGAGATGGCCGACCAAGGCAACGCCTGGCCGCTGGTCGAAGGCACCGGCCGCCAGTACGGCTTATGGGTGGTCACCCGCGTGGAAGAAACCAGCTCTCACTTTTTCCGCGACGGCGCGGCGGAGAAAATCGAGTTCAATCTCACAATCGAGCACGTCGATGATGAACGCACCGACCTGATCGGCCGCTTGGCACTGCCCGCCGTGGCACGGTTAGCAGGGGGCTATGTATGAACGCTTACCCCAAGCCCAGCTACCGCATCACGCTGGATGGCACCGACATCACCCCGCGTATCAATGGCCGCCTGATTAGCCTCTCGCTACGCGAGCAGCGCGGGCTGGAAGCCGACCAGTTGGATATCACTCTGGCCGATCACGACGGCCAGCTCGCCATACCCCCACGCGGGGCAGAGCTGCAGGTGGCCTTTGGCTGGCAAGAGGAAGGGCTGGTGGACAAGGGCCGCTTTACGGTGGATGAAGTGCAGCACAGCGGCACGCCGGACCAGCTCACCATCCGCGCCCGCTCGGCGGATATGCGCGGCCAACTGCCCGGCAAGCGCACCCAGGGCTGGCACGATGTCACGCTGGGCGAGATCGTCACCACCATCGCCGGCCGCAATAGCCTGGAGCCGGTGGTGGCCGCCGCGCTCAACGGCATCCGCATTGGCCATATCGACCAGACCGATGAATCCGACCTGAATTTTCTCACCCGCCTGGGCGAGCGGTACGATGCCATTGCTGCCATTAAAGCAGGGCGCATGCTGTTCACCGTGGCCGGCCAAGGGCTAACGGCCAGCGGCCGCGCTATGCCCGCCATCACCCTCACCCGCCGCGACGGCGACCAGCACCGCTACAGCGTGACCGACCGCGACGCCTACAGCGGCGTAAAAGCCTACTGGAACGACACGCGAGGCGCAGAGCGCCACACCGTACTGGCAGGCACAGAAGAGAACGCCAAACAGCTACGCCCCACCTACGCCACCGAAGACGACGCCCTGGCCGCCTCCCGCGCCGAATGGCAGCGCATCCAACGCGGCCTGGCAGAGTTCGAGCTTACGCTGGCATTAGGCCGCGCCGACCTGCTCCCCGAAACCCCGCTCACGCTCGCGGGCTTTAAGCCTCAGATCGACGCCACTGCCTGGCTGGTGAGCGAGGTCACGCACTCGCTGAATGATGGGGGGTTGGGGACGGTGGTGCGGTGTGAGGTGAAGGGGTAAGCACGCGTTTTCCATGCCATAATGGTTGCCCCATTCTCAGGAGGCGGCATGGGCATTATTTTTGGTAATCGAGAATTTATTGATGAGACCGCCCTCCCTGGGGCACAGGTTCAGCATTTTTCGCTGGCGGGAACTCACTACGGCGCGTTATTCATTCCACGGCCAGCCTGGGACGACAACACCGCTCTGAAAGTGACCCAAGAGCTTGGCGTTCTCATCCCAGAAGATGCCTACTCCCAGAAGATGCCTACGAAATCAAATTTGATACGCTGGATAGCCTACTGGATGACAACCCAGCCCACGGTTACCGCACAAGGTATCAGTTAGGTTTGGCTCCATACTCCTTAACGGAGTTGAACCTGCTCGGCTCTGGCTTGCTGGAGTCCATTAGCCTGTTTGATCAAGATATGCATGGCTCGGGCTATTATGGCTGTGCCGTTGATGACAATCCCCAGCTGTGCCACTATTACAGAAGGCTATACCGACGCTATGGAGCTTATTTCCTAGCTAACGGTCTAACGCCCTATACCTCTCAGAGAGGAACATGCTATGCATTTCTACGTGAATGATCACACCACACAGCAGCAGCGCAAGGCGGCAACCATTCAAGCCGCCCGTAAACGCTATCTCGCCGCCAAGCGGCAAGGCACTGTTAAGGTCAGCTTGAGCGCTGAAGAAGCTCAGAAGCGCGCTCAAAAATCTGTTTTTCGCCTGTCTTAAACTTTCTAATACCCAAAAATTAACCCCCGGCCACTCCGCATGGCTGGGGGTATTAGTGTCGCATCCTTCTGGCGAGGCAGAATCCTTCCTGCGTGCTTCCAAGCGCCCCCTGCATCGTCTCAAAAAACTACGGGGTTTTATGTAAGCCATCGCTGATTCGTGTGTAGGAAAATGCCTACAACGCCCAGCACCGCGCCTGCCTCACCACCACCCCACGAAACTGCGTCGCCGTGATGAAGCACCCTTCCCCACCCAAAGGCGGCAACAAGCGGCAGCGGCTGCCCACGCGGTGGGTCTTGAATAGCCGGTATTCGCCCTCTACCTCCGCCACCACCAGATCCGCGTGGCCATACGAGCGCGCTTCGTCCACCACCAGTACGTCGCCCTCCATCCATGGCCCACCGGGGTGCGCCTCTTCGCTGATCTCCACCAGAAAACAGGTCGGCGGAAATTTTCGCCGGTCCATCTCCGCTACTGCCGGGTGCTCCACACCCACCACGGCAGCAGGCCCCAAGTAGGTCACTCGCATGCTGTTGCCCTGTGCTAGCTCCACATTTGGCGACGTATATTAGCGTTTGCCTGTCGCCTCCCTAATGTCTAATACTGTATAAACAAACAGCATTTAACAAGGGTTAAGGAGGCAACATGATCGGGTTGGTGGACTGCAACAACTTCTACGTGAGCTGCGAGCGCGTGTTCAATCCCAAGCTGAACCGCCGGGCGGTGGGCATCATGTCGAATAACGACGGCTGCATCGTCGCCCGCTCCAACGAGCTCAAAGCCCTGGGCGTGAAAATGGGCACGCCCGCCCATCATGTGCGCCCCCTGGCACCTACGCTGCGCGAACCGAAGCCCGCGCTATACAACGCACTGGGATGAGCTGATGAAGGCGTATACGGATGAGGGGGCGGCAAAAAGAACGCTGGCCACGTCATCATTGAGGCACTAAAATGGCGTGAAATAACGCTATGACGAAATAACGAAACAAAGAAATAACGCACCGGGGGTGTGCCAACGTCACCAGGGGGCGTTAGAATCCCACCCTCTCGAATATCACCATCCCGTGAGGGAGCTAAGGTTTAGGAAAACGTCATGCCAACAGCAGTGTCACTTTTCTCAGGTTGCGGGGGCTCCGACGCTGGCATCATCAATGCTGGCTTTGATGTGCTGATGGCCAACGATGTGTTGGCGTATGCGCAGGCAGTTTATGAGCACAACCATCCAGAGACTGACTACCGCCTTGGAAGCATAAGCAGAATAGAACATTTCCCTGATGCAGAGTTACTAGTGGGCTGCTACCCATGCCAAGGGTTTAGCCAAGGCGGCGTGCGTGATGCTGGCCGCCAAATCAATACTCTTTATCTCGAATTTGCCCGTGCCCTGAACCAAATCAAGCCAAAAGCGTTCATCGTTGAAAATGTCTCTGGCATGGTGCGTAAAAATTACGCCCACCTGCTACAGGATCAGCTCCGTGTGTTCACTGAGGCTGGCTATAACGTTTCATTCCAAGTGCTTAATTCAGCAGATTTTGGCGTTGCCCAGGAGCGAAAGAGAATTTTTATCGTCGGGATTCGTGACGACTTTGGGATTGAGTATGAGTTCCCCCAGCCGACCCATGGCATCTTAGGCGGGCCAGCTAAAGCCACCATAGAAGACGCCATTGGCGGTATGCCTGAGTGGCCGGAAGGTGAGTTTTACGATCTCGATTTTCACTGGTACTACCTTTCCAGAAACCGCCGGAACGGCTGGAATGAGCAGTCAAAAACGATCGTTGCCAACCCACGCCACATGCCACTGCACCCAATGAGCCCTCCATTGGAGAAGCTTGAACACAACGTATGGCGTTTTACACACGATGGGCCGGCACGCCGCTTTAGCTATCGCGAGGCAGCCAAGCTACAAGGGTTTGGGGATCTAGCTTTTCCAGAACATAAGTCGGGCAGCATGAGCATGCGCTACAAAGTAGTAGGCAATGCTGTGCCACCGCCCCTGTTTGAAGCGGTGC